CGAGCGCAGCGCCCGGCAAGGTCGCCGGCAAGGTCAGCGCATCGAACGCGCGCGACCTCCCGCAGATGTTCCTGAGCATGGCGAAGGCCGACGGGCTCCGGGGCAACGCAGCCGAGGAGCGCGCCGCCGTGCTGCTCGCCGCTCACAACGATCGCAACTCGGACCACGCGTGAGCGCGGCCGTCACCGAATAGGAGAATCGCACCATGGCCGCACTCAGCGCAGGAACCGCACGACGCCGTCGCAACGACGGCAACATCAAGTACGCCCGGTACTTGATGACCGCATCGAAAACCATCTACCAGGGCTCGCTCGTGTGCATCATCGCCACGACCGAACTCGCCGAGGCCGCAGCCGACACCAGCGGATTCCGCTGCGTCGGCGTCGCTGTCGAGTCGATCACCTCGGCCGCCACGGGCTCCTACTACGTGACCGTCGCGTACGGGCACGAGGAGCTGTTCGCCACGGCCTCCACGATGGTCGGCGCCGTCGATGTCGCCGTGTGCGTCTCGACGGACAACGACGTCGAGGTGATCGGCACCACGACGAACGACGTCAAGGTCGGCACCGTCACGCAGACCATCTCCACCACCGCAGCGTGGATCTTCATCCGCGGCGCAACTCCCCTCTGATGCCCTGAGCATCTAGAAGAAAGAAGAGAAAGCTCATGGCAGACAGTCACGTCATCAACGACGCGGTCGCAGCCGCGGTCACGACCTACGTCACCAAGGTTGGCGAGATGTTCCAGACCGACGGGAACGACCCGCTGGTCAACATCTTCGCCGAGACGATGGGCAGCGGCGGGCAGAAGAACACCACGCTTCTGGCCGACGACTTCACGAGCGCATGGCGCCAGATCAGCGGCAACAGCGTGGATGCTGGCGGCCGTCAGACCGGCGTATCGCGCGCTCGCTCGCTCGTGCTCACGCTCCAGACCTTCGCGCCCGATCTGCTCTCGATCGATCGCAAGGACTTCACGTACGACGGGATCGCGCTCGTCGCGCGCCGGATCACGAACTACCTCTCTGCGCAGAAGGCGTGGAAGGATCAGCTCCTGCACACGTCGCTCTTCCAGTCGAGCGGCGCCGGCCCGATCGGCATCGACGGCGTGGCGCTCCTGAGCACCGCGCACCCGAACGGCCCCGCTGGCAACCAGTCCAACCTCGGCACGACGGCGCTCTCGCAGGCGTCCTTCGACACCGGCTTCGTCGCGATGACGAGCTTCCTCCGTGAGAACGGGGAGCCCTTCAACGTCGCGCCGAAGTACCTCGTCACCGGCCCGAAGCTGCGTCAGCTCGCGATGCAGATCACGCAGGCTGACATCCGCGGACAGGCCGTCGCGAACGACGGGCTCGAGGCGGGAACGCGCATCGGCACCGCCGGTGTCACGAACGTCTTCAACGGCATCGTCGACTACGTCATGGACCCGCGCCTCGTCGGCACCCAGGACGACTACTGGTACATCGTCGGCGAGACCGCGGGCGGGCTGAAGCCGCTCGTGTTCATCGAGGGCATGTCGCCGACCGAGCAGATCAACACGGACATGAATTCGTCCGAGGTGATGCGCACGGACCACTTCACGTTCGGCCTGATCGCCGACGCGATGGTGGGCGGCTACGGGTGGCCGGCGATCTACGGCGGCGTACTTTAGCTGACAGGATATGACATTCGTGCTACGCTTCGGCGTAGCCACGGAGGTCGTATCATGCTCGCGAAGTACAACGGACACTCTGATCGCGGCGGCGTCTACTGCATCACAAACGCGGTCAACGGACGCGTCTACTTCGGCTCCGCGATTCGCTTTCGACAGCGCTTCGCGGAGCACGAGGTGGCCCTGAGAAAAGGTCGCCACGGCAATCGCTTTCTACAAGCCGACTTCAACAAGTGCGGCACTGACGCGTTCACGTTCGCGGTGCTTGAAGTGGTTGACGGCACTCGCGAAGACCGCCTCGCGCGCGAGCAAATCTACCTCACGCAATGGCATGATCGCGGGCAGCGTTGCTACAACCTACGACGCGACGCGGCGAGTCGTGAGGGCGCGGCAGACCGCGACCCGGCCAAATCTCGCGCGCGCCGTTCCGCCGGTCTCAAGGCCGCATGGGACGCGAAGACTCCCGAGGCGCGCGAGCAACATCGCAACTCGCTACGGCAGCACTACATCGACCACCCCGAGGATCGCGCCGCCGTCGGCGGTAGGTCGAGCACGCTGCACAAGGATCCGGTCTACGCCGCGAAGGTCTCGGCGGCCGGTCGCAAACAATCCGCCGCGCACATCGCAGCACGCGTAGCGGCGAACCGTGCCTCCGGCGCGTACACGCATTCCGCAGAACGTCGCGCCGCGAACTCGGCGGCACGCTTCCGAACGTTCCCGTCGATGGTCATCACCAGCCCAGCTGGGACGGTCTACAGAACCTCTGATCTACGGGCCTTCGCGCTCAAGCACGGCCTCCGTTATCGGAGCCTTTGCGAGTCGCGCCGCCTCGGCCAGTCGGCCGGATGGCGAGTCAAAAACGAGTAGCTGATCTGTCACGTTGGGGCAGTGGTAGCCCGCCGGCCTCATAAGCCGGAGTGCCCTGGTTCGAGTCCAGGACGTGACCCCGCTGAGAAGTAGTCCTGCGCAGCGCATAGCGAAAGAAAACCCATGTCCACCGAACTCGATCCGAATACGCCGCACGGTCACACCGCACGCAACGCCCGTCGCGAGGGACGTCTCGTCGTCCGCGTCACGATGCGCGACAACCAGATGTCGCAGATGCTCCCCGACGGCCGCGGCTACTCAGGCGCCGGCCCGCACGAGATCCAGATCTACAAGACCGACGTCAAGAACCTCGATGCGCTCGTCGAGACGGCGCCGCAAGAGGTCGAGGCGGCGCATCGGCGCCACGCGCGCTTCATGGCCGCGTGGCTCGCAGAGGACAAGGCGCGCGTGCCCGAGGCGTACCCCGGCAGCGTGAGCGAAGCGTTCCGCACCGAGATGATGCGCGACGTGAAGCCGGTCGTGTCGTGGAAGATGGTCCACGAGCTCGACACCATTCAGATGGAGAGCGTGCGCGCGACGGCGGCGGCCGGCGCAGAAGCGGCGGCGAATCAGGCGAAGGCGAACGGGTCGTGGTCGCAGGCCAGCAGCGAGCCGAGCCTCTCACTCGCCGACGTCAAGCGCATGATCGACGAGGGCGTCGCCGCGCAGACCGGGCCCGCCATCGCGAAGGCAATCAGCGCAGAGCGCGAACGCGTCGCCAAGGGCGGCAAGTGAGCAAGCCCAAGCGGGCACGCGTCAGCGCGGCCGATGTGCCGATCGTTGACGTCGTTCCGCACACACCAGAAGAACTCGCGGCGGCTACGGCCGAAGTCGACGCCGCACTCGCCACCTCCCCCAACGACGTCCCCACCGAAAGCGAAGAGCCCATCATGACCAAGCACGAGAAGAAGATCGAAGTCGGCGCAGCGGTTCTCTACACGAACGCGAAGGGCGTCGGTCCGTGGCCCGGCAAGATCCTTGCGCACGCGAGCACCAACGGCGAGCGCGGCGCGCTGTTCACGCTTCGCATCTCGAAGCCCAACGGAACCGTGTTCGACCACTCCGCTCCGTGGGGCGGCGGGCCGGACGCGTTCACGCTGGCGGAGTGATCCGCCCGCGCGCGGCAAGCGACTCCGCGAAGAAGTCTGCATCCTCGACGGCAGCGGCGTAGACCACGCGGCGGTCCAGCGTCGACATGCTCGGATCTTCCAGCTCGGCGCGCAGGCGAATCGCGAAGCACTCGGCGAGCAGTCGGACGTATGCGTCTGGTGACATGCGGCGATTCTAGCACGAGGTGACGCCATGGCGATCCTGACGACCGCATACATCACCGCGATGCTCGGCGGCGCAACGACCGGCGCGGCCAAGCTTACGGCGGTCGGCGACTCCACGGCAACCGCTGCGTGGATCGTTGCCGCGGACAACACCGTCGTCACCGCGGCGCGCAAGGGCGGCTACTCGTCGGTCACGACGTCATCGCCTACGACCGGCGCCGCGTTCGACGCGCTGCAGCTGCTCAGCTTCCGGGAGTGGTACGTGCTCGCCTACGGCCTCGGTCGCGATGTCAACACCGGCGCTGCACTCGGCGACGCGTCGCAGTGCCTCTACGTCGACTCGCCGGAGAACCCGCGCACGGACCTGCCCGGCCTGGAGCGTGACGCCCTCGGCGGCTCGAGCGGCGGCGACATCGTGAACGGCGACGACGCGACGACGGACACGCCGACGCCGCCTACGTTCACGGTGGCCGACCTCAGCGACGGCGGGTTCTCGTGATCGACCTATCGGAAGGCGTCCAAGTCCGCCGGGCGCTAGCCGGTGCCGTTGCGATCACGCGCGCACTCGCGAGCAGTGGGGGGACCATGATGGGGACAATTTACACGGGCGACGCGGGCGTGACGATCACGCTGACCGCTCGTGATCCGGCCGGGGCGATCATCAGCCTCGTCGGCGCGACCGTAAAACAGATCTACCTACAGCGCCCGGGCGGCGTCGCGGACTCTGCGATCGCAAGGGCCGCGCAGTTTACCGACGGCACTGGCGCCAACGGGCAGTTGCGCTACACGCTCGACGCGAACGACATCGACGCCGCGGGCCTGTGGAGTGCGCAGGCCCGCGTCACGCTCGCGCCGGGTGCTCGGTTCAGGTCGCTCGCGGCGACGTTCATTGCACTCGACCCGCTGTGACCATCGCCTATTCGCCAGGCGCCTCCCCCGACGACGCCGCGCGCGCACTCGCCGCGATGCAGGCCCGCATCCGCGACATGCGCCCCGTCCTCACGCCGGGCGCCGAGGATCTCGCCACCGTGATCGGCCTCGGCTTCGAGACGAGCACGGCACCGGACGGCACGGCGTGGCTACCGAATGCGCAGAGCACGATCGACCGCAAGCGCGGCAGCAGCAAGCCGAACGTCGACACCACGCGCCTCAAGCGCAGCATCCGCGCGGCAGCGACGAGCAACACGATCACGCTGGGCACGAACGTGCCCTATGCCGGCGCCGTCCAGAACGGCAGCACGCGCAGCGGCACGCTCAAGCATCCGAGCTACAGCGCGCGCACCGTCGCGGGTCGCACGAAGAGCGGCAAGAAGTCGAAGAGCGCCGGCAAGCGCACGGCGAACATCGGCCCGACGCAGAAGCGACCCGCGGGCACGCCGTGGAAAGCCACGATCGAGGCGCGCCCGTTCCTGCCGTTCACCGCAGCTGGCGGGCTGATGAGCACGGGGCCGATCGGTGCCGAGCTCGCGCGGCTCTCGAAGCGGGTCGTGACGTGGATTGTCGACGGGCGCGTCACGTAGCGAGGTGCGACGATGACGATCTCCGCGCTCAGCGACGTCGCGATCCGCACCGCGATTAGCGAAGTGCTCGTCGGCACGATTCAAGGCGTGCGCCCGATCCCAGCTGGCGCCCTCTCGGCGGACGGCATCATCGGTGCACCGGCGCAGCTCACCTCGCAGCGCGCCATGGTCGTGCCGACGTTCACGATCGCGACCGCGTACGGGCCGCACCCGGACCAGCCGCAGCAGCCGACGGTGCCGTGGTTCTTTCTGCTCACCGTCACGATCGAGCTGACCTCACTGCTCGTCTCCGCCGTCCATGAGCGCCTCGCCTACGACGCCGTCAAGGCGCTCAACAACGAGGGCAACAGCGCGCTTGCGGGCGCGTTCGCGTGGCCTGCGAAGGTGACGACGACGAGCGCCGGCGTAGAGACCGGCATCGTGTCCGGCATCCTGCGCTCCGAGGGCTGGACGGTCGCGCGCGACACGCCTCCGCCGAGTGACGGCACGGCCGGCGGCGGGCTCTTCGTCACCTCACACAGATTCACGGGCGTCGTTCGCATCGACCGCCCCGTCGCCTAGAGAGGGCCGACCATGACGACTCAGATTGCAAAGCTCGGCCGCGTTCGCGTCGTGAGCGAGACGACGTTCTGCACCGACCAGAGCGGCACGCCGTCGGGCTTCATCGACCTCCCCGTCGTCGAAGGCTCGGCGACGTTCGTGCCGATGCAGGACCACCTCGAGCCCGAAGTCACGCAGCAGACCGTGCACGGCTTCGACAATTCGCTGATGGTGCTCGGCAAGAAGTCCGGCACGCTCGCGCTGACGACGTATCTGGCTGGCACGGGCGACCCGCAGGACGGTAACAGCGCGTGGCTGACGACGACGTGGGCAATGTACCGGGTGCTGAAGGCGCTCATGGGCGGCGTCTTCCAGGGCACCGCGGCGCACGGTGCCGCAACTGTCGTCGTCGCGGCAGGCAGCACGGCCAGCTCGATCAACGTCACCGCGGGACACGGCACGACC